CAATGGAACTCTTGCGCCAAGAGAACGAGTTGAGAACGGAAATGGGACAACTGATATTCTCCAACGTAACGGCATTGGTGCATATAACGATGATGAAGTCAGTTATGAGAATGACCCAGTGGCAAAGCTGCTCGGTCAGTCAAGGAGAACGGCAAAGCAGCGGAGGGAATTTGCACGGCGTGAACGCCAAAGAATGGCAGAACGTGTGGAAAGCCTTGCAGAGAAACTGCATCTTGACAATGTGGAGGTTGTTACTGATGCTTCCGTCTTGGATGGAAAGAAGCAGCGTGCAAAAGGCTTCTACTCGAAGAGTACAGGGAAGATAACCATTGTTATTCCCAACCATACAAGTACGTTTGATGTTGAACAGACACTGCTGCATGAGGCTGTGGCGCACTATGGTTTGCGCCAGTTGTTCGGAGAACATTTTGATACATTCCTTGATAATGTATTCAACAATGCCGATGAGAACATACGCAGACGCATTGTAGATATGGCTGCAAAAAACGGTTGGGATTTCCATAAGGCTACCGAAGAATATCTTGCTTCGCTTGCAGAAGATACTGAATTTGAGAACATCAACGCAAGTTGGTGGCAACAGATAAAGGATTTCTTCTTGAATATGCTTCATAAGATAGGCTTTGAGGATTTCAGAGGGGTTACTCTATCGGACAACGAACTTCGCTACATCTTGTGGCGCAGTTACGAGAACCTTGCGGAACCGGGCAGATACAGAAACATATTGGGAGAAGCCGCTGATGTGGCAAAGCAGTATGAACTGAAAGTCGGAAATTATGCGGTTTCCGACCCACATCATCAGACTGTTGCAGAAAGTGATGATGCACTATACCGTACCGGTGACCCGGAAATACATGAAAGGGAGTTGGCTCGTGACCGTTATGAAAGGCGTGTAAAAAGCGGTATGTTCCAATCACAGGAAGCATTACAGGACAGTATGCTCGGCTTGAAAGAAGCCATGACTGCAATCCTTGGCAAGGAAACAAACATTGAGGATGTGGACGGATTTGAAAACGCATACTTGGGAGAAAACCGTCTGTCAAGTGTGAACAAAGCCGAAGCCGATGCGTTTGCCCACACCCTGTTCAAGCCCATGCTTGATGAGGTTGCCAAACTTGCCAGGACTGAGGCAGAGCGTGAGGAATTGACTGATTACATGATGGCGAAACACGGCCTTGAACGCAATACATATATGCGTAATGAAGCAATCAATAACGGAGCAACCGATGCAGACCAAACCGACTATGCCGGACTTACAGCCCTTACAGGTATGGATAATGTTGCTGATGCCGAAACGGAAGCACAGATAATGGTTAACGATTACGAACAGGCACACGACACTACCGACCTTTGGAAAAAAGTCAATGCCGCGAGCAAAGCAATACTTTCAAAGTCATACGAATGTGGCATGATGAGTAAAGCGACCTTTGATAAAATTTCAGATATGTATGATTTTTACATTCCGCTACGTGGTTTTGACGAAAAGACCAGTTCTGAAGCATACGCATATCTGACGCACAAGCAAAGTGCATTCAATGCTCCTATCAAGAAAGCGGAAGGACGCAGGTCGAAAGCGGATGACCCGTTTGCCAACCTGCAATCAATGGCAGAAGGTGCTATCATGCAGGGCAACCGGAACAAATTGGTAAAACAGCGTTTCCTTAATTTCGCCCTCAACCATCCGAGCGACCTTGTCAGTGTGAGCGACATTTGGGTAGAATACGATACGGTGGCCGACGAATGGAAGCCAGTGTTTCCTGACAACATAGACAGTACAGATACTCCCGAAGTGGTGGAACGGAAGATGCTGGACTTTGAAACTAAAATGGAGTCATTGGCACAGCAATATCCTGACCGGTACAAGCATGGCAAAGATACCGTGAATATTCCTTACCGTATTGTGGAAAGCCGGGATATGAGGCAGCACCAAATTGTAGTGAAGCGTGGCGGCAGGGACTATGTGATTACCATAAACGGCAATCCACGTGCGGCACAAGCATTGAACGGACAGACAAATCCCGACAACGATATGTCGGGGGCAATCGGGGCCATTCTCCGTGCCGGTGAAAACATCAACCGACAGTTGAGTGCGTTCTATACCACACGCAACCCGGACTTCATCGTATCGAACTTCATGCGAGATATGCTATACACCAACACCATGACTTGGATAAGGGAAAGCCCGAACTACGCACTTCGTTTTCATCGCAATTATATGTATGCCAATCCTGTAAGGATAAAGCAACTCTTGGCAAAGCACCGCAAAGGGACACTTGACATGAGTAACAAGACGGAAGCGATGTTTCATCAGTTCATGATGAACGGAGGAGAAACAGGCTATGCCAATATCCGGGACATTGAACAACATAAGAACGACATACGCAGGGAACTGAAAAAATCAAACGGCAAGATTCCTGTAAAAAAAGCATGGGACTTGTTGGGCGGACGTTTCGATGAGTACAACCGAGCCGTTGAGAACTGCGCCCGTTTTGCCGCTTTCATGACATCACGCGAAATGGGCCGGAGCATTGACAGAGCCATCTATGATGCAAAGGAGATAAGCGTAAACTTCAACAAGAAAGGCAGCGGAGCAAAATTCTATGACAGTACAGGGCAGACAAAGGCTGGTAATGCCAGTGCATTGGTATCGGGACTTGGTCGTAGCGGCTATGTGTTTTGGAATGCAGCCATTCAAGGTACGGCAAACTTTGGACGACAGATGAAACGCCATCCTGCCAAAGCTTTTACAGGTATTGCGGCGATGTTCCTTCTTGGTGCCATTGTTGCCTACTTGGGTGGCGATGATGATGACGATGATGACAAGAACGCATACTATAATCTTCCCGAATATGTAAGGCGCAGCAATATTCTTTTCAGGGCAGGAAACAGTTGGGTATCAATTCCTCTTCCGGTAGAATACAGGGCTGTTTACGGTATGGGCGAACTGATGATTTCCGTCCTTAACGGAAAGGAACATCTTACAGACGGAGAAATTGCCGAAGCCATAACAGGACAGGCTACACAGATATTACCTATTGATTTCTTGGAGGGCGGCGGAGGATTGAATGCCTTTGTACCGAGTGCCTACAAACCCTTGTGGGAAGCCTACGTTGCAGAAAAGAGTTGGACGGGTATGCCACTTTATAAAGACACACCTTACAACAAAGATATGCCCGAATGGACAAAGGCGTATAAGAGTGCCAATAAATACATTGTCGGATTGGCCAATGCCATGAATGAAGCTACGGGTGGAGACCCATATACAAAAGGAACGATTGACTTTAATCCGGCAAAGATTGAATATATGCTGAACGGTTATTTCGGTGGCGTGTTCGGAACAATCGACAAGTTGAGCAAGATGGTAGAAACCGTTACAGGCAACCGTGAGTACGACCCTCGCAGCTTCTTGTTGGCAAACAGGCTGGTCAAAGCCGGGGACGAACGCACCGAGTACAGGGCTGTGAACAATGAGTATTTCCGATTGAAAGAGGAGCATGACCGGTTGAAATCCCGATTGAAGCACTATGAAGAAGATACCGACAACGACATATTTGACTATGCGGAAAAGATTGATTTCCTTTACAATTCACCCGAATACGAGCGTTACGAAATCTTCGAGGATTACCGTGAAGACATTGACGACCTCTACAATGAATTAAAAGAAGCAATCAGTGACGAGGAACGCAAGGATATTGAAGCCGAGTTGAACGAACTCAAAAAGGAAATGATAGAAGAAATGAACAAAACCCGTAAATAGTTAAACATAGGATGATTGCCCGGAGCAGTATATTTGTTCCGAGCAATCATTAAAATGATAAAAATATGCATGTAAATAAAAGCGAAAGAAAATTGCTGCCAATGAGCCGTATAGCTCCGGGAAGAAATGATGCCGCCGAGATAGATACTGTTGTTTCTGCAAAACGTTATGGTGACCGCAGGGCATTTGACATTCTTATGGAAGCACAATACTATTGGAGCCAGATGGACGACTTTCGGAAAGACCGGGAGCGAAACAAACGCTATACCTATGGTTTCCAATGGGACGATATGATTTGTGTGGACGGAAAATCCATGAGCGAGGAAGAATACATTAAAAGTCAAGGCAACGTGCCTTTGAAAAACAACCTTATCCGTAGGCTTGTGCGAAGCGTGCTTGGCGTGTATCGAAGCCAAAGTAAAGAACCGACTTGTACCGCACGTGATCGGGATGAACAGAAACTTGGTGAAACGATGAGTACGATACTTCAATGCAACATGCAGCTTAACCGAATGAACGATGTATATGCCCGAACTATGGAAGAGTTCCTGATAAGCGGTTTTATCGTTCACCGTAAATCGTACGGTTGGCGTAATGGAAAAGAGGATTGTTGGACGGACTATGTACAACCCAATAATTTCTTTATCGACAACAACATGAGAGATTTCAGAGGTTGGGATGTTTCCGTGCTTGGAGAAGTTCACGACATTTCTTTCGGACAGTTGTGTGAACAGTTCGCATCAAGTCCGCAGGAATACAGACAATTGCGTGACATTTACAAGTGGGCGGCAAGGAAAGATTACATAACCACATACGCGGAGCGTTTCGGGTATAGCCGCTTGGAAAACTACGATTTTCTATTCACAAGCGAGCCGGGACGATGTCGTGTGATAGAGATATGGCGCAAGGAGCAAAAACCGAGATACCGTTGCCATGACTACCAAAACGGCGATATTTTCAAAATAGACGAAGAAGATTACGCACAAGTGGTGCTTACTGAAAATGAAGAACGTATGCGTATGGCCAAGGAAGCCGGTATGCCGGAAGATGAGGTTCCGTTGATAAAAGCTACTTGGTTTGTGGACGATTATTGGTATTTCTATTACCTTTCTCCTTTTGGCGACATATTGAGGGAGGGGGAAACGCCTTACGAGCATGGAAGCCATCCATATGTTTTCAAGGCATATCCGTTCATTGATGGTGAAATCCATTCATTCGTTGCTGATGTAATCGACCAACAGCGATATACCAACCGATTGATAACTCTCTATGACTGGATAATGCGTGCGAGTGCCAAAGGCGTGCTGATGATGCCCGAAGACTGCTTGCCTGATGGTGTGAGCATTGACGATATTGCAGAGAGCTGGACGGAATTTAACGGTGTCATCGTATACAAGCCGAGCAAAAGCGGAAAAGTGCCGGAACAGGTGGCCAATAATTCCACAAATATAGGCATTGCGGAACTGCTTAACATGCAACTCAAATTTTTTGAAGATATATCGGGAGTTACGGGCGCATTACAAGGAAAGCCCGGGTATTCCGGTGAAAGTGCATCGCACTATAACCAACAGACAGAAAACGCCACGAAGTCATTGCTCGACCTGCTTGAATGCTTCAGTTGTTTTGTAGTGGACGGAGCATATAAGGATGTGAAGAATATGCAGCAGTTTTATGATAGCAAACGTGTATTCAATATTGCAGGTAAGAGTGGTGCACAAATCGAATATGACCCGAAGAAAATACGTGATGTAGAATTTGATTTAAGCATTACCGAAAGCACTTCAACACCGGCATACAGGCATCTTGCTAACGATATGCTTATGCAGTTGTACCAGTCTCAGGCAATCAGTGTAGAGCAGCTGCTTGAGCATGGAGATTTCCCGTTTGCAGATGAATTGTTGCAAAGTATCAAATCACAGAAGGAACAGTTGGAGCAGGGCAAAGTGCCCGACGGTCTTTCTCCTCAATTGCTTCAACAGGTCGAACAAGGTGCAAATATAGATGCAGTAAATCAGTTACATAATGCAATGAGAACTTAAACCAAAGGGGCACATCATCACAGATATGCCCCTTTCTTTATTCTTTGGATAATTGGTCGCATTCAATCCATGTTCCTTCAGTATCATCAAAACGAACGGTACAACCGTATTTATCAGTATCTATATCTAATACAGTACCGCTTTTCCCATTATCATTGCACATCACCCGGTCTCCGATGTTAAACTTGTTGATATTGTCAAGTGCGAGCGGGTCACTGGTAAGTGTGGCAATGCCATCAATATTTCCGTACTTTCCCATTCTCTTTGGGATTTGAAAATGAATCAAGCCATGAGAAATACTGTTTTCGTTTCAATGCAATAACAGCAGAAGGAAGCATAGCTGAACCGTTTCCATAAGTCGTGCAGTAGAAGCATTCGCGTTCAAGGTCGCCCACAAACGTATTATGATTGATGTAGCCTTTCTGTTTCAACTTACGGAAATTCTTTCTATCCATAATGATAAGTTGACCTTTTTTCCCACCGGCAGGCATAACGTAGTAACGTTCTCCAGTTTCTTTGTGTTTTTCGTCTGCCTGTCTGACTGCTTCACGTAAACGAAGCGAAGCTCTGATTTTTCTGAAAATGTTCATTGTTCCTTGTTTTTATAGTTAAACTTATATTGTAGCTGCTGAAACAGCTTTTTTCTTTTTGACAACAAATCGTCCGATACGAAGCACAATCTTTGGAATTTCCATTTCAAAGAAACATATATGCAAGCCTATGGCTCTTGTCATTAGCAAGTCATCATGTTTACCGGTAATCGCTCCGAAAGCTCCGTTCGGTTTTTTCTCGTAACACAAATATTCGTCCAGACAACGTTCGTCACGTTCCGTGTATAAATTCTCACGAATAACCTTGACTAAGGTTGATATAATCATCGGTTTGGTTGAGACATTGGTATGGAAGCCGTATTTGGTAGGCAATCCCTCGCGTACGGCTTCTTCGGACTGACCACGTGCATAGAGATTAGGGTAAATCTCTTTGATTTGATTAAGGATGAACTGTGACTGGTCGCCATCTACCTGCCGCTCCTTGTCATGCGTTTCCAAGGTGTTGCTTTCTATCACCAAGAGTGAATTGTCATAAAAAGCCGCTATTTGTGCCGCTTTCCATGCAAGCTGGTCGATGTCGCAATGTCCGTACCATTGTGCCACTACGACAGGCTTGCCACCATCAATCATAAACAGACGGTCAAGCACAAGAACAACAGAGAAGTCTGCTTTATTGGAACGTCCACCCACATCGACAATCGTGAGGTAACGATTTGTAACAACTTCCTTTTCATCTGTTTCCGGCAACTCCCAAATATGCAACAATCCCTGTTTGTCTTTCACAAAACGCAAGTTCTGCAAAGCGTTCTTGCCCTCATCCGCATCGGCACAGACTTCACCGACATATTTAGGCTTCTTGCAGGTCTTGCGCATTGCATCGACCTTGTATTTGTCGAACACACGTGCTCCCGAATGTACGAAGGCTTCCACATCATCAGACGGAAATTCGGCAGCCATCTGCCCATGGTCATTGTACTTCCTGCGTTCGGCTATGTACCAATGGATAGCTTCGAGCGTAGCACCTTTTTCCCACAGCGACCAAAGATACTTACCGCATTCCTCACGTTCGGAATCTGTATTTTCATTGTCCCGATTCTGATAAAGCCATTCTGCAAAATCCCATTTTTCATTGTCCGAATCAAAAGCGAGTGTATATTGCTCGATGTCGAACCATGAAACGAACATTGCCTCGAACTGGGATTTCCCTTCTTTTGCGGCAGTATATTCGCGATGAAAGAAGTTCCCGGTGCCATTTGCTGTGCTTTCATAAACAATCATGGTGTAGGGCTTGAGGAGAATACCCGAACAGGCGGAGCGCACAATGTCTTCCGGTTTCTTTCCCTCCGTAGCCTTCCATATTCCCACTTCGGAGAGATGTACAAGATTGTAATCACCGCCACGACACGAATCCGGGCGTTCAGCCGTACCAATCTTGATTTTGCAGTTACGCTGCGGAATGCGCGATATACTTCCCGATTTTCCCACTCCTACAATCTTCGGCTCGTTCTCATTGTAGGCTTCATCAATTTTATAGAGCATTTCGACAGGATAACTTTTAATCATCCGGTCGAACATATCCTTGATTTCATCGGAGCCTGCGCCCTGATGTGCAATGATAAGTGAGTTTAAGCCGGTTTTGTGAAGCAACTGCAACCATGCCATATAAAGCTGTGAAGTGGTGGAACCACCCCATTGCCGTGCTTTAAGCAGGATGATGCGTATCGGTTTCCCTGCAATACGCAATTTCTCAAGCCGATCCACAAAACGCCGTTGAGGTCTTGTCAGACGAAACAGGACATCCTCACCACCGCCTTTGGCCTTGATATAGACAAATGTTGCCGCCCAAAACGGAAAATCCTCGCGGCTGCGTATTCGTACAAACTGCTCTATGACCTTCAAGCGATCATCCTGATTGTCTTCCACACCCATGTAGTCCGTGAGGAATTTGGAAATAGAACCGGCTTCGATGAGTTGGCGTACAAGCGGTACTTTCATGATACGTTCCGGTAACCACTGGGTATGTATAGGAAAGTCACTGATGGTACACTTTACACGTTTACCGACAGAACCTTCTCCGGTAATTGGATTGAACTTTGCATATACAATCGCATTGCGGCGTTCATTCTCTGTCAATATGTCCTTGATGGCCTTATCTTTCATGGTGCATGATTTTAACAGGCTTGTTTAGCAGAGCCATGATGAGTCCCAATACATAACACCAAAGATGCAATACGGCATTTATGCCCGGAAACAGGAAGCCTGCCACAAGGTAAAACAGCATCCATAACTGATAATACCGTTTACGTAATACCTCAAACGATATTGAACCAAACAGGGCGAAAACCAATCCGGACAATCCTACCGTTGGCGAATCCATTGTCGTGAAATATCCAAGGGTATCAACTGGAACTGTAACGGCAATCATATAGGCTGACAGCAATCTTCCTATCCCAATATCGTAAATGAAAATAATCGATAATAAACACCATGAATTGAGCAAGGCATGAAACATATTCGTATGGAAAAACGGATACAGCAAGCGTCCTGGCATATTACTTCCAGCGTAAATGCCGACAGTTTGCCAATCCCATTCTCCTGAAAATGACAAACACACAATCATGGCAGAAATCAGGAGAGCCGTAATCTTCTCAACTTTTCTTGCATCCATCGTTTTTTAGCCTTGCATATCATCATCTTGGCACTACCCGGCGTGAGGTAGAATTTCGGTGCGGGTTGAGCAATCACTTTAGCACACAGTTCAGAAATGGTAAGTTCCGGGTATTCTGATTTGAGAGCGACAACCCTTGTATGAATCTCCTCATACATTTCTTTCTTCAACGGCCACATACCGCTTAAATCGTTCTCACCCCTCATCATGGCGGAAACGACCAATGCTGCACGAATATCGCTGACCCAAAACCTCCGGGACGGCATGTTTACAATTACTTTATACACTTCAGGCATACGGATATAATCACACGATGAAATGTATTCATCGTATGCTCTCATCAAGTCGTTCATACGCTCCATAGAGTATTCCATAACTGCTCCTTTATGCTTCATTTTTCTTCCCGTTATAGTACCAAAGTTACCAATAGGAGCGTAAAAAGATAAACATGACATCCTGCTTTCCCTGCCTATTTTTGTCTTGTAGAATCTGACTATAAATTAAATTTTTGAATTATGCCTAATAATACGGAAGTTAAGAGCAATCGCGAGCGATACACAGAGCGATTGAAAGCAAAGTATCCGGACAGAGAATTTGCCGATGATGAAGCGTTATTCGGTCAAATCAATGACGATTACGATGGTTACGACAAGGAATTGTCCGGTTACAAGGAACGTGAAAAAGCACTGTCCGACCTGTTTGCAAGCAACCCGCAAAGTGCCGCTTTCCTTACTGACTGGAGAAAAGGCGAAGACCCTATCATCGGTATGGTGCGCAAATTCGGGGATGATTTCAAGGCCGCACTTGAAGACCCCGAAAAGCAGGAGGCACTTGCAGCCGCCAACAAGGAATTTGCGGAACGAATCGCCCAAGAGAAAGAGTACGAGGGAGAGTATCAGAAGAACCTCGACGAAACCCTGACCACCCTTGAAACCATGCAACAGGAAGAAGGACTGCCGGATGAGGACATCGACAGCGCAATGGATTTCCTTGTAGGCATTGTACGTGACGGAATCATGGGTAAGTTTACACGTGAAAGTATAGAAATGGCCATAAAAGCAATCAGGCACGACAGCGATGTGGAAGCTGCCGGACACGAGGGTGAAGTAAAGGGGCGCAACAGCAAGATTGAAGAAAAACTACGCAAAGCAGGCAAAAATGACGGTACAGCCGACCTTGCCGGTAAAAACGGTGGCGGCAGTGGCGGTTCACGGCAGATGCCTGACCTCGGTGCAATCGGGCGTTATGATGGTACACAGAACATTTGGGAGCGTGGCGGTGAAAAACGCAAGGCGATAAACAGATAAATATAAACCAATTACATTTTTAACTTTTAAAATTTCGAGCAATGAAGAAAACAATGAGTTTCTTTTGTCGCATTACGCTGATGATATTGGCGTTTGTGACGGGTGCATCAAGCGGTGTCATGATGGCAGAAGCATCGAACCTGCCTGATGCGGGTAAAACAACAGCCGGTGCGGACGGTACGGGTGGAACAGACGGTATTTCCACTGAAACAGGAGGGCGTGAAACCGGCGACCCAAATTTCTATTTGAGTGATGTGGACAAACGCATCGTGAAAATCCGTCCGATGGCTACTCCAATTGACCAAATCAGCCGTTATGCAAAATCAAGCTCCACCAATTCATTTGAAGTGAAGTATTACAGCGTGGGTACACGTGAAATCAAATGCAGTACCAACAAAAAGCTGGAAGCTATGCTCAGCGGTGCGAGCGTGTCGTTGCCGGTAGATGATTTGAATATGTTCACGTTGGATGATACCATTAGGGTAGTCGGTGTCAGCGCCATCACCAAACCGGACGGAACGAAATATACGGAAGATGACAGCAACGTTCCGGACCTCGTGCTTTGTGTGTGCGGAAAGGACAGCTCAACAAATCTTCCTACAGTGTATGCCGTAAATGGCAAAATGGATGATTCAAGCAAACAGCCGATTCTTGTTCCGGAAATTCCACAAGGAACAACGCTTGTACGCATGGGAAAAGCATGTGGGGAATTGGATGTTCAGACAGGACGATTCAATAATATCCCTATGCCTGAAACCCAGTATTGTCAGAACTTCATGATTCAGGTAGAGCAATCAACTTTTGACAAGATTGCCGCCAAAGAAGTGAACTGGAATTTCTCAGACATTGAAGAAGACGGTGTATATGATATGCGCCTCGCAATGGAAAATACTTATCTGTTCGGTGTGAAGCAGGTTATCAAGCACATTGCAAAGGACGGCATGAACACTTGGTTTACAGGTGGTATCTGGTGGATGGCCGGAAAGGACATCGAGGTGGGCGAATGGGATACTGACAAGAAATGCGCCATAATTACCGATGAAAACCTTGTGGATATTACCAAAGACCTTTTTGTTGGTACCGGCATCGGTAACAAGCGTAAGATTTTATTCTGTGGAAGTGATATGCTCTCTGCATTCTCCAAGATAAAGAGCGAAAAATTCCGCTTGAAAGATACCGTGGAGGTATGGAACTTGAAATTCAAATCTTGGGATACTGATTTCGGAGAAGTATTAACCATACATCATGAACTGTTCGATGTAAACGGAATGAGTGATTGCGGCTTTGCAATGGATCCGGAATATCTTTCCAAAAAAACACATGTGTCTTGGGCACGTAACGTACTCGACTTGCAAAAGGCCGGTATCCGCCGTACCGATGCGGTAGTTATCCAAGAGGTGAGCTGCCTGTATCTGCGCTATGCAAAGGCACATGCACGTATGAGACTGGCTAAAGCACCCGCCCAAGATTTAAATGCGGCATAATAAAGAGTTCATAAAGAATTATTAATTACCGGGGATGGGATAAGGTGTCCCGTCCCCTTTTTACTTTTAAGAATATGATTACGAAAACCTACAAGGCGAATACCAATATCAGTATTAATGTGGTACTTCCGAGCAAGAAGAACCTGCATATCGCATTCGTTCCATTGTCAAACGGAAGCAGTGTATTCACTACCGACAACGAGGACATACAGAAGTCTGTAGAGAACCATTACAAGTTTGGCAAACTGTTCAAACTTCATTCTGTGCACGGGCAATCCGAGACAGTAGAAACAGCCGGAAAAGCGTCTAAAAACGGTTCATCTGAAAAACTTCATGCCGAAAGTACGCACAATGGTGAAGACACGCCTGCCAACGAAACCGGCAGACAGGACGAAATGCCGCAAGAAGACGCAGGGGATAACAATACGACATCTCGCAAAGTCAAAGTAAGCGACATTGCAAGTGCAAAAGATTACCTTGCAGACACTTTCGGTATCAGCCGCACTTCCATGCGCTCGACCAAGGCAATCATGGAGCAGGCAGCAGCAAACGGAATTGAGTTTGAAGGTCTGGAATAAAGATAAGGGCTTATGGCTGTATATCAGAAGAACAAAATACAGGAGGATGTACGCACCGCCCTGGACCAAAACATGAACAGCGATACGTTGAAGATTATAGGCGATGTGGACACTCTTGCACTTGACGACATCATTGCATCAAAGATTTTGGAAGCAGTAAAGCGTGTGCACAGCTCTGCACCGTCCTATTTGCTTGACGGCGGACACAACTTCGGTGATGCCATATATTGGAAAGAGCATGAAAGCGGATGGATATTACTGCCGGAAGATTTCATGCGTTTTGTCGTTTTCCAAATGAACGATTGGGAGCGTGCGGTATTTAATCCCATAAACACCGATGACCCTGAATATGAAAAACAGTCTTCCCGATTTAAAGGCATAAGGGGAACATGTCAACGGCCTGTATGCGCCATATCCATACGGCCAGAAGGAAGAGTGATGGAATTTTATTCTTGCAAAACGACAGAAGCGAAAGTGAGCCGTGCTGTATATCTGCCTTACCCGAAAATAGACAAATATGGCGCGGTAGAAATCTGTGAGAAATGTTATGATGCTGTGATATATACCATAGCTGCATTAGTATTAACGACATTCGGCGATACGGAAAAAAGTGCCGCATTGAACGAATTGGCTAAATCTGTATTAATATGAGTTACGAATCAAAACATATAGACGGTGATGTCTCCGTTGGTCGCAATACAGCGATAGGTGGTGACGCGACCGTTCAGGGAAAGACCCACTTGAAAGGAAACGTAATGGTGGACGGCTGGCTTGAGGCAAAAAATATCAAGGGAGTGAGCAAAGGACTGTTCACGACCATCGAAAAACTGAAAGCGGCTTATCCTTTACCACATGACGGATGGTGGGCACTTGTGGGTGTTTCCTTACCAGCTCCCATATATGTGGGCGATGGCGGAGAATGGGTCCCGACCGGACAGAGTGGAGGCAACCCGACCATAGACAGCGGTCAGTATAACGAAGCCGTAGAAAAACTGCAAGAGGATATTACCAAACTGCAGGACGACATTACGGATATAGAAGCCCGCAACAAAGCGCAAGACACCAACCTCACCACGCTTGGTGATAGTGTCAACTCGTTGCAAGACCAAGTAAACACGACCAAGGATACCGCAAACAAGGCAAACAACAAGGCGAATGAAGTTGGAAGCCAACTGAACTCTTTCAAAGAATCAAAAGGTGAAAACGGAGGAATCGCCCCTCTTGACGAACAAGGGAAAGTACCGAGCCGACATTTGCCCGGATACATTGATGACGTGGTAGATTTTTATGGCATTTCCGTAGGCATTACTGTAAAAAATGAATCCATAGACAAAAATTCCAACGATGAGGGTTGTAAAGTTGTATATGATAAGGAACATGGTTGCTTTGTGCTTGCATACGTTCCGACAATCGGAGAATCCGAGACTGCTACTTATTATAACAACTGGTTGGATGCAGATGTTTTCGGTACGGCAAGTACAAACGGGCGAATACCCTCTTCCGGCAAAGTCTTTCTATGTGAAGAAGATGGAAAAAGTTATCGTTGGAGCGGTAAACAACTGACTTCAATTGGCTCCGACCTTGCTCTCGGACATACAAGCTCTACTGCATTCCCCGGTGATGAAGGTGCGAAGTTACAGGAAGATATGAAGCAGGTCGAAGAAAACAAGAAGGCAATACTTTCACTCAATAAACAAGTCGTATCGCGTAGCGTTGTGAATGTCAACCATCTGTTTGACCTTTCAGATAGGGAGATAACATTTTCCGTAGCACTTGACAGGTGTGCGACTTCTGAATATGCTTCTGCTTTGCAGATTCCGGGTGTTGTCTTGATATTCCTTACAGAAGCCGGATGGGTTTCAAAACAATGGACAAATACCTCTGATTGGAGTAAAGAAAGCAACTGGACGGATTTCGGGACTTCCGGTGGTGGAAACGTAGGCAACACCATCAACGTGAACGACCTTTGCGGAGATGGAGAATATACTTTGGGAACAGCCATAAAAGCTGTTGTTGACCTTGAGAAAGAAAGCGGGTTCTCTTATTTGAAAAGCGGTATCGTCCTTACATTCAAGACTGCGGAAAGTGATAAAAATGGCGCACCTGTATGGCTTGCCTATCAGTTCACACGCGATAAGAGTGACATCAGCCCTGATGATCTGAAACCGTGGGTAGCATTCGGCAGTGGCGGAAGCAAGGTGGAAACATCCGACAAACCGGCAGAGGGAGGAAAAGATGCCCTTTCCACAGGCGGGGCATACATAATGCAGGAGAAAGCTATCGGCGGATTTGATGAAGAAAGTGATGAAGACTACATTTACTACAAAGCCACCAATCTGAATGGCGGACAGATAGAGGATATTGTGCTTAAAATACCCAAAAATGGAGGTGGTGGCGGCTCCAGTGAGGATAGTACATTGTCTATCTACTTCGAGGAAGCCGCTCCTATTATGGCATTCGGCTCAGAGATAAAAATCAATGTAGCTTTGCGTAGTGTCAGCTATCCTGATGGTAACGAGGTGCTTGGTGTCATTCGTAACATCACTATTATTGATGCAAGCACCGGACTGACATTATCCAGTGAGGATATGAACACTGTAGGCTCTGCAAGTGCGACCGATTACAAGTTTGAACTTGACTTCACAAGTTATTTCAGCAGTGCCGCCAGCAAAAGCTTCTTTGTGCAAGCTACAGATTCGGATGGAAATACCAAGAAAAAAGCCATTACCATTATGGCTGTGGATATTACCGTAGAACAACCCATGGCTTTGAATTACACAAGTGATACTATCCTTGTTGCAGGTGGTCCGGCAAAAAATATCGGACAATTCTATAAATTCCCTAATAACACTTCATCCATTCTTGCAGTAGTGGAGATGTTCTATAATGGAGAATGGAAGAAACTTGGTGAAGCAACGGTAAGCGACAGTTATACCAAAGGCATCTCTGTCAATCCAACAAATGTATTCGGTGGCGGAGAAAGACTTTCGCATGGCGCATATCCTGTACGAATATACGGTACGGAGAAGAAATCCGGAGTAAAGGGAAACACCATCTATTCCGCTATCATGTGTGTGGACGAAAACAGTAATACTCCCATCGTCGCCATCAGGTTCAATGACAAGAACAACGGCACGTTACGTTTATATGACAACCTTACCGTAGAGGTGGCTGCGTATACTCCCGGCAAGACTGAAACGCATGTAGATGTTTTCTACAGCGAGGAGAAAGTTACAGCTGTGGAAGCTATGATTGCCGAAACGGTTACAGTGAACAAGCAGATAAGCGGATATAGTACGGACGGAAGCCAAAGTATTACCGTACATGCCGAAAGTGGCGGTGTATCCACCAATGAAATCAAGGTTACGATAAAAGGGAGTGCCATTGATATAGCGATCAAGGACGGTGCTTTGTTCGGATATGATTTTTCTACACGTAGCAACAGTGAGAGCGATCATACTATCACACATAACGGAGTGACAATGGATGTACGAGGTGCAAACTGGTCAAGCAACGGATTTGTAGACTTTCTTAAGGAGCGTTCTTTGCGTATTGCAGAAAATGTAACAGCTGAAATATTGGATTACCATCCTTTTGGAAACGCATCAGTGGAAACTACGAGCGGATGTGCCATCCAATTTGCCTTTGCCACCAAAAATATCAAGGAAGCTGATTCAAAGCTGATAGAATGCTATGACCCTGATAGCGGAGCCGGTTTCTATGTCTGTGGAAATAAAGCTGCGATATACTGCAAGACCGGACAACCGGCTTTGGTGGAACGCTCATTCCGACAAGGTGAAAAAATTACCATGGCCGTAGTTGTAGAACCATCTACCATTTATGTATCACGTGGGGGAAGCAATTATTCCTGTATCAAACTGTATTTGAATGGTGAAGAGGTCGGCTGTATAGGATATATCAGTAATAGCGGTGCTATCCTTAATTCAAAAACCATAACATTTGACGGAACGGAAGGAGACTTGTATTTGTATTATGTACTTGCCTACAACAGTCATTATGAATGGGCGCAAGCTTTTAGAAACTATTTGTGCAAGTTGACTGATACTTCAGCAATGATACAGGAGTATGAAGCGGAGAATGTGCTTGATACACAGAATCGTCCGACAATAGAAGCCCTTTCCGCAAAAGGCATACCTTATTATGTGGTCGTGTCAGACCAGCAAACTTTTGACACGTTTGACGGTGATATTGATACAAGCAAGAAGTTCAAATGTACGTTGTTCTATTATCATCCGACTATGCCGTGGAGAAGTTTTAAGGCTATCAATGTGCAATGGCGCAGGCAGGGAACCACTTCGGCAAAACGGCCTATCAAGAACGACCGTTTCTATCTTCAAAAGAATGATGGCTGGGAGGTAACTCCTATTTATCCGGATTATGACAGTGAAGATGCTCAAATATCATATAAACTGATGAGAATAGGTTATGTCCGTGTAGGCGAAGATTCTATTCCGGTAAAAATAATAACGGTGAAAGTGGATTATTCCGACAGCTCCAATGCCAACGACTGCGGTGTGTGCGGTTTGATGAACGCCACATTTCGTGCACTCGGAAGTAATTACCTGACTCCCGCACAGCGTTCATTTGATGGAACTTGGGCAAAGAGTGACATATCATTAAAGGGATTGGAAATGAATCACTCGACAGCCAATCATCCCATTGCCGCATTCCGTGCTACACAGGAAAGCTTGACAGACGCATGGTTTCATGCAAAAGGGAACTGGAAGGAGGATAAGGGAGAACAGGTTGCGCTTGGGTTTAAAGATACTCCCGGTTACAATAAAGGCTGCGTGAACTATGGAGATTTTGTGGAATATTTCGGACAAAAGGGCGAAAGCATCGACCAGATAGAAACACGTTTCAAGAATGATATTACCACCGATAAAGAAAAGCTTTATCTTCTTTCCCTATATTGCGGGCAGGACTACCGGTTTATGTCATACGAACGGGGAGAGTGGACGCGACAAGCCGGAGAGATGAAGCAGGAAAACGGCAAGTGGAAGATTACAGGCAAGGTCCTTAATCCGGTAAGCGGTTACGAATTGCTCACATATGATGGAATGAACTGGTGGCAAGGGGTTGGCAGCGTTGAAGACATGATGGAACCTACTACCGCAGAGTCCTCGTGGGTAACGAAACTCAAACTCGGACAGGAAACCTACCCGATGTGGACACGTTACTTCGAGTGCATGATTGACGATGACCAGTTACAGATAGACCTGGCCATGGGACGGAAAGTACCGTTCGACCTGTACCAAGTACTGAAATTCTGCGACAGTTGCGATTATGCCAAGGAAGAGCTCGCAGGGAAATGGCAGGAAATTTGGAAGACACAGATGTGGAAATACATCAATCCATACTCGTTGGTTTCCTATTATCTTTTCACCGATTATCTTGCCGCTGTCGACCAACAGGCGAAAAACATGCAACCGATGTTCTTCCTTGAAGACGGCTGTAGCGTCAAGGACGGTGTTTATAGCGGAGCAAACGGTATGGAAGCGCGAAGAATGTACCTTAATAAAGTTTATGACTGTGATACCTGCAACGGTAAGGATAATGACGGCGGGCAAACCATTGACCCGGAAGTTGACCCCGGTGATCTGACAAACAGTGCATACGCCGGAAGAGGAAGCGTGCTTTGGAATGATATACGTGGTCAGCAGACTATGGATGTAGACCAAAATGCCAATACAATTACATTGCCTGCAATAGCAGATACGATGCGTTCGCTTCCCGATACACTTGGAATCGGTGCCGGACCGTTTTCTCCCAAGGGAGCTGACTATTATTTTGTAAAACAGATAATGAAAAAATGGCCTAAGGTTGTTTCAAGTTATGACGGAGAACGGAAGTATATCAAATATACAGGATACAACGACCTCTATTTCTATGCATTGCAAGGACTGGGGCTGACATCTCTTCCCGCTTTTATAGAACAACGCTGGCGCATCCGTGACGGATACTACCGCTGTGGGGATTTCAAGGCGGAAAGCGGTTATATTGGTGGACGTATCGGTGCAAAAGAAGGTGCAGTCATCAGATTTAAAGCGGCCAAGAGTGGGTATTTCGGTATCGGTAACGATAGTGGAAACATTACACAGGGAATCTTTCTGAAGGCAGGGGAAAGCGGTACATTCACAGATTTCCAGCATGGGGAAAACATCATGCTGTACATATATCAGGCAGACCGCATGAGCATGATAGATTTAAGTGAAGTAAGTATTGACCCTCAATTCGGGAATACCCTTTCAAAAATGTCGTTGCTACAGGAACTGTATCTCGGTAGTGAAAATCATAAGGAATGGAAAATGTCGCCCGGAAACACCGGATTTCTTACCAATTTGGATTTAGGAGACATGCCGTTTCTCACTACATTGGATATTCGAAACACGGAAATTATAACCGTCAATTGCTCAAAGTGTCCACGAATGGAGAGTGTGCATGCCGATAATACTTCTTTGTCTGCAATAACGTTTGCTGAAACTTCTCCGATAAGTACGCTTGCCCTTCCCGGTACTATCACTGAACTTGTATTGAACAATCTGCCTAATCTGACTTATCCCGGCGGGCTTTCTCTTGGTGGTGTCAGTAAGGTTACAAAAATATTCGTGAATGAATGTCCGTATATTGATACGATGACTCTGTTGGAACAGGTGGTCAATGCAAGTGAATTGAAAACCGTCCGTATTCCCAACGTAAATGCTACGGCGAGTGTTGAAATGCTTCGTTCCATAAAAAACGGTGGGGCTATAGGATTGGATGCGAATGGTAATGCGTACGATGAAAAAGGACAGTGTAGCGGAATAACCGGACGATGGATATTGGTCGAACTGATAGAGCAGAACGAAATCGAAGAGCTTGTCCGGTATTTTCCCCAACTTGAACTTCATAATTCGCAGTTCTCTATTGTGAAAATCAGCGATACGGTAGACAATGATTCGTGTGAGAAGTATAGCAATCCCGAAAATAAGACGGGGGCGGATTATGGCAACACATATATTCCAAGCGGGCATACCCTTGCCATCAAGAAAGGATGCCATGCCTATAAATGCTCATTCAACACGAAGAAAAACCAGATGGAAGGCGTGCAGTTAAGCGATACGGATTTCAACTACCTGAAAAACGGCAGCAGCTTTGACATAACGGACACCGCCGGAGAGGGCTTTGATATATTCTGGCATGCTCCGCACCATTGGTACAAGGGAGTGAACGACTACAAGAACCAAGTAAAGTATTTTTTCCCTTCTATAACAGAGACCGAACCGCTCTCAACTGCATTGCATAGCAGAAAATCCCTGTTGTCGGAATTGCTATATATGGAAAATACCGGAGTGTATGCGATTGATGCCGTTGTCGGTGAAGTCATAGGCGAGGATGTCATAACCACCGCATCCAATACGAACAGCTACAAGATGGATGTGAGAGGAATGAAGCAGGTAAGATGGCCCGGTCTGAACCATGCCCGGCTTGGAGGCGTGTTCACTGACGAAAACAACCGTGTGCTCAGTACGTTCATCATGTCTGTAAGCCATACCTATTTTGACTTCAACATCGGTGATTATGTGTTCTGTGACATACCTAACGGTGCAAAATGGTTTTATTTCACTTCTTTCCGTGACATTGGCAACATAGAGTGCCTTGTTGTAGACAGCAGCAGTATTGAAGCCATAGAACCTGAATGGACCGAACACACGGTTGGCGACAACGACAGTCTGGTCGGTGTATATCCTATTACCGTTGACGGTTTGAAGATGCCACGCAGCCTTTCCGGTGATATACGTTCGAAGAAAGGCAACGGGACGTCCGTTACATCTAACGAATGGAAATACGACAGTGAGGGTAATCCTATTGAGATGCCTATCGGCGGTTTGAATTACACGGCAAAGGATTTCCAAAACATCTGCCGCTTACGTGGAGTTGGCTATCAGTTGCAGGATTACGAACAGCATAAAGAGATTAGCAATCTATGGTGGGCTTTGAGCGGAACAACCAACGAACAGTCGGTTGTGGGCAATGGCGGACATGACAGCATTCTGAATAAACTGGATTCCATCGGCATGGCTGACAGCAATAATACCGGCAATACGCTCAACTCCATACTTGGATTGAAGCATTATGTGGGTTGTGATTCAGAATGGATGGACTATATCGCTTTTAATGTGCCGAGCTATGAAGCGTTCTACAAGGCAAAATGCACGGAGAACGACAGTTCATATCCAATAGATTATACAGCGCATATTTATGACCCCGTAAACAAAACCGAACGGACTGTTAAAACAGTTGACGCTTCCAATGGAAATTGTGTCGTGCGCATAGTACATGGTGCCAAGTGCGATGTATTGCCCAGCAGAGTACACAAGGGAGATACAAGTATGTATGTAACACATTATGCAGCAGGATTTTGGATAAGTGGAAGCCGAGGCCGTTGTGTTTTGCGGTCCGGCAACTACTCGAATGCGAGCGGCGGTCTCGCTTATGCGAACGCGAGCTACGCTTCATCGTACTCGTTCACGTACTACGGGGCGCGTCTGGCCTTCCGCGGAAAATTCGTTATAATTGAATAGAGCGGACCTCGCGATTTCGAAAAAAGCGTTGGAGGGAGAGCCGTAGGCTGCTCCCTCTTTCTTTTTCTCGCGTAAGCGAGTCGATTTTTGAAACTAATTTTTATGTGGTTGTATTTTTGTCTGTAAAACGTTCCATATATAGAACATTTTCACTATATTTGCATTGTGAATGATATAAGATATGGAATTGAAAACGAGATTCAAAGTAATAATGTCGAGTGAAGCCGATGCATTTCTTGACACTCTGCGCCAAGACGTTAAGGATAAAATTATCTATAATGTAGATAAGGTAGCCAATGGTTATATGGACAAAGATTTATTCAAGAAATTAGATGATACTGACATTTGGGAGTTTCGCACCCTGTATAAAGGTATTCAATATCGTCTGTTGGCTTTTTGGGACACCGACGCGGAAACGTTGGTCATTGCCACGCATGGATTTGTGAAGAAAACACAAAAGACCCCACGCAAAGAGATAAACAAGGCGGAAGCCGTCAGAATATTATATTTCAACTCAAAAAAATAAGTATATGGAAGCAATTAAATTTTATACCCTTGATGAAGTTAAGGATAAACATATAGGTGAGGTCGGTACACCGCACAGGGATAAGTATGAAGCTGAATTGCAATCATTTTTGATTGGGGAAGCCATAAAAAAAGCCCGTAAATCCCAAAACATGACCCAAGAGGAATTGGCACAAAAAATCGGTGTACAGCGTTCACAAGTATCCAAGATAGAAAGCGGACGTAATCTGACCCTTTCCACCATTGCGCGAGTGTTTAAGGCCATGGGTATGAAGGCGTCTTTGAGTATTTCCGGTTTAGGAAGCATAACTCTTTAAAAAAATAAAAGGCGGACAATCCCTCGCGCCGTTGTGTTTTGCGGTCCGGCAACAACTCGAATGCGAACAGCGGTCTCGCTTATGCGAACGCGAACAACGCTTCATCGAACTCGAACACGAACTACGGGGCGCGTCTGAAATTCTGTTGGTTAAATTAATCGGAGACCCTGCACAGGTACGAGATTACCACCGCCATTCTCCGAGGGATTCGAGCCTCGGCAACAGCATGATAATATATATTTATTAATGGAAAGCCGGAACATATCTTTAACCACATGTGGGGAGAGGTTGGACCACTCCCCACGAGACCGGAAGGCGGTCAGCGATATATACGATTTATTCCAACCGGCCGTAGCTGCAACTGCGGTCTGTTATCCGTTATATAATCTCATACCGGAGATTATATCCGATGAGAATTTGGAAAGGTCATTCAAGCGTGTCATGGCAAATCTGAGAAGTGCAGATACCCGAAGCGGAAATCGGCAAAGAGAGATAGCTGTAATAGATGGCATTGAATGTTCACCAAGAATGGCCCGTTATGTAAAAAACAAGCATAAGATACTTGATGCGCTGAAAGAACAGATAGGTAACGGCACATTCCGTATAAAGAACCTCAAGTCGTTTACTGTGGATGACGGACCGAAAGTAAGAATTGTGCAAGCCCCGTCAGTCATAGAGCGTATTGGAAGCAATGCGATTATGGAGCCGTTGGAAAAGCATCTTTCACCCCTATTGATAGAAACAACGGCTGCATCCATACAAGGACGCGGACCGCATGGTCTGTTCCATCAGGTGCAGGATACATTGGCAGAGAACCCCAATATACACTATTATTATCAAAGCGATTATAAAGGATATTATGACAGTATTGACCATGATATATTAATCTCCACAATCAGGCGATATGTCGGAGACCCTGTCTTATTGCCTATTCTTGAAAATTTTGTCAAAGCACTATATCCCAACGGGAAGCATGGCATAAGCAAAGGACTGCGTTCCTCACAATTCTTTGGAAACCTTTACCATAATGATATTGATCACCGGATGATTGATGAATATGGTGCAAAACATTACTTCCGTTTTTGTGATGACATCTTTATTCTCGGTGAGAGTAAACGTAATTTGTGGAAATTGCGGGACAAACTACACTATGAAGCAGCTCAAATAGGGCTGACAATAAAACCAAGCGAAAAAGTGGCTCCCATATCCTCCGGTATGGATGCCCTTGGCTTTGTCAACTACGGCGACTATACATTGCTACGAAAACGGACAAAAGTAAATGCAGCCCGAAAACTTTCCAAGATTAAATCACGGAAACGGAGACAGCAAATAATCGGTTCATTCAAGGGTATGGCCTGCCATGCAGATTGCAAACATTTATTTTATATACTTACCAAGAACAACATGAAGAAATTTTCCGAAATGGGTGTTACGTACACTCCAGCAGATGGAAAAAAACGCTTTCCCGGCAAGGTTATGCGTTTGAGCGACATCGTAAATATTCCAATTGAGATACATGATTTTGAAACAGGAATAGACACCAAAGAGGGGGAAGACCGTTATCTGGTATCGTTCCGCAATCCCAGGACTCAAGAATGGGGAAAGTTCTTTACTGCATCGGTTGAGATGAAAGGTATTCTTGACCAAATCAGCGATATTGAGGACGGCTTTCCATTTGAAACAGTTCTCAAATGTGAAATGTTTGACGGAGGCAAACGAAAATACAATTTTACCTGACGGGAAAAAGATAACATACTAATCCGCTCGGTATCCGCTACTTTTGTCGTAAATCAAAATTCATGCAATGGAAAAGATTTACGGCACAAAGAAGCGGCAGGATTGTCTTGTACGTACAGGACGCTCCAAGTGGATACTGTTTTATGGCTTCGGGAAAGATGATGAGAATAGTGAGAATGGCTGGGAGTACCGGCATACATTCGACCATAAACCCACACTTTCCGAAGTCAAGGAACTTGTTGTGTCCGCTATAAACACGGCTACGGAGGAAAAGATTATAAACGGCTTTGTCTGGAACGGGAAAGCAGTATATCTTTCACCCGAAAACCAATTAAACTTTTCCGCTATAGAACGTAGTGAAAAGATTCCTTATCCGCTTATTCTAAAAATCAATGAACAGGAAGATGGTACGCCCATCTATCATACTTTCGAGAATGCAGATGATTTTATTGCGTTCTCCCAAGCAGCGTGCGCCTATGTGATAAAGACTGTTCAGGAAGGGTGGAAAGAAAAGGATGAAGTGGATTGGACGGTATTTAATTTAAAAAGTAATAACGATGAAAAAGTTGATTGAATGGCTCGGAATGAGTAACAGGTGGAAACACCTCATAGGAGGACTGATTATCGGCATTTTTGCATTTGGTTGGTTTACCGCAATGTATGCCGGAGTTTTGACAGCAGGTGCTTTGGAATATAAAGACAAGGTGCATGGCGGTAGATGGGATTGGATTGACTTTGGTCTTACAGTAGCCGGAGCAATGATAGGACAACTAATAGAAGGAACTTTAATATGGAACAACTAAGCACGATTATCCAAGTTGTCGGTTCGCTCATCACATTAGTTATATTGCCCTTGTTATTGCTTAGAAGCAAAAAGAAAAAGGCAGATGCCGAGGCTGAAAAAACCGAAGCAGATAACATCACAGCTTATGCTGCTGAATGGAAAGAATTGTACGAGAAGAAGGAAAAGCGAGTTGTCGAACTGGACGCCAAAATTGACCACCTTTACGCCGAGATAACCAAGTATCGTGACGCTATCCGCGAGCTAAGCGAAAAGAACAGCGAGCTTGCCGTTCAGAATCAAGCACTGGAATTCCGGAAATGCAATAAACATGGTTGTGCAGACCGCGTCCCACCAAGTGAATATTAACCAAATAAATAAGTATGAAGATATTGATTGATAACGGGCATGGTGAAAACACTCCCGGAAAACGTAGTCCTGACGGTTCGTTGCGTGAATATGCTTATGCACGTGAAATTGCAAATAGAATAGCACATGAACTTTCCGCAAGAGGTTATGATGCCGAACGCATTGTTCGGGAAACAGTAGATGTTCCACTATCAGAACGTGCAAGGCGTGTAAACGAAGTTTGCGGACGATATGGAACGGCCAATGTAGTTCTTGTTTCTATCCACTGCAATGCTGCCGGAAACGGTGCAGAATGGATGAACGCAAGAGGATGGAGCGCTTATACATCGAAAGGCAAGACAAAGGCTGATAAACTGGCAACTTTCTTGTATGAAGAAGCTGAAAAAAACTTTATCAGTCAAAGAATACGCAAAGATAATTCTGACGACGATCCTGACTGGGAAGAAAACTTCTATATTTTGAGTAAGACAAAATGCCCGGCTGTACTTACGGAAAACTTTTTTCAGGATAACAAGGATGATGTCCTGTACCTTTGTTCCGAAGAAGGCAAACAAGCTATTGTTAAAACCCATGTAGAGGCAATAACCAGATATATTCAGAAGTATGGTAAAATGGTTTAAAGATATTGTAGCAATATTGTTTGTGGTATTATTTTTCACATCACTGTTTTTTAATGTGCGTTTTTGCATATCGAATAAAAAGTTACCTATAAATGATACCACAAGAATAACTGTTTTCGATACCATACCCTATTACAAGCCTGTACCCAAGGATAGTACCGTTATTAAATACATCACGCAGATTCTTCCTACTGCAAAACCGGATAGTACGAAACAGACTCCGGACGTAGCAGATACGACTAAACCTCCAAATAAAGACAAAGACAGTGTTGAGGTTGAAATCCCCATTACGCAGAAGATGTATGAAACAGACACATATCGGGCTTATGTAAGTGGCTTTCATCCACAACTTGATAGTTTGATACTCTTTTCTCAACATGATGTACTAACCATAACCGGTAATTACCCTAAACCCAAGAGAAAACGGCTTGGTATCAGTTTGCAAGTTGGGTATGGGGTAACATTAAGAGGGGCACCTCGGTTTACCCCATGTCTTAGTGTAGGTTTATCGTATAACTTATTTAATCTCTGATTATGACAGATATTGCTTTAACCGTCAATAAAGAAAGTGTATATGAAGAAGTGGCACAGACCACATCTTATACCGGGGCTAAAATGAACGACGAACTCGCATACAACCGTATTTTCACAACGGATGAGGATAAGAGTATGTTGGAGCGTTTCTGGAATGAAAGCAAAAACACTGCTTGTAATAGCTTGAAAAAAATACTTCTTAACGAAGTCGAAAGAGAGGGGATATATCAGCTTTCGTTGGGGTTATCAAGTTCGTTTGATGAAGCTTTAACAGAAAGTATGGAACGTAGTCTGTTCTCGTTTTTTGTTATGAATATTACGGCAAAGTGGTACACATTTACCAATAAAGAAGAAGCAACCGGATATGCAACGGAAGCGGCTACCTATATGGAGGATGTCATGCGTAAGGCATTTTTTAAAAAACGTCCTATACGTCCTACGTACAATTGAATTATTTTTAATCTTTATTTATTATGGCAGAAAACAAGAAAACATTGACAGTGACCCAACAGGTTAAGGAGCTTGTTTACGATATTCAGAATAAGGCATACTTGACCGGGCAGGCGCGTGAAGCAGAGGGTAAAAAGAATTACGAAGCTGCCTCTAATATGCAAGCGAGTGATGATGAGGAAAACAGTTACCAAATCCGTCGTTCATTGGCAAATGCATTTTCATCTTTGAAGAGTCTGCTTGGAGAGTATCTTTCAGAAGACAAAAGTACAAACAACAATCTGATCGCAAAAGAAATTGATGATAATGGTGTACTAGAACTTGCATTCGAGTTGCCGAGTAACTACAACAACTCTTCGGCTGATGCGTTGGGTAATGGTATTCATGCCTACCTTGTAGATATGGCTTTGGGAGATTGGTTTGCCATTACCAACCCGGAAGATGCAGCTTCATACGTACAGCATTCGGCGATAAGTTTAGAGAATGTAAAGCGTGCGCTTTATAAACGTAGCCGACCTGAAAGACCGACTTATTCTTAATGTATTCTCATGGGATATTGTTGTAAGAAACTCCAGCAGACAAAAACAGTAACGCTGACATTCAAACGTTCAGAGTTACTCTATGACGTAGAGAACTACTCCTTTGTGGAAGGTGATATTATGGAAACGGAGAATGAACATGCCCGGCATCAGGTGTTTGACATTGGACAAAGTGGTAATGTGAACCGGGTTACACGTGTACTCAATCTTACCCATGCAGAATGTGTGGAAATGCTATATCCATATACCAAAGAGGAAATCTCGGACGAACAGGAAGCTCTTGATGATATTCTTGTAGCTCCCGAAGAATATCATATTGTACTCACTTTACCGGAAGATTTTTCTTTATCTACGGTGAAGCTACTAAAACATCTGATACACGAGTATCTTATCTGTAAGGTACTTGCAGATTGGATGAGTATAACGAATCCAAGTAGTAAGGCTAATTGGGAGGAGAAGATAATGAGTATCAGAGCTAAGATACAGACATCGCTAATGTCGAGAAAAGGCAAAATAAAACGAAAGTTGAAACCTTTCTGATAAAAGGAAGAGCCGGAGTGCATCACGCATTCCGGCTCTTTTGCTAACAATCTTTCTTAACCTTAATATGAAAAAACTAACCTATGTAAGTTATCTTGGTTTATTAAGCATACGGGGGGTGAATTGGACGGTAAACCCCAACAAACTTTCAGATTTGTCTAGTTTGCATATTAGTACAAGTCGGAATGCTTTGTATGGTGTGCCATGGAAACCTCGCATATATTTATCGGTACTACTCCATACTGCATGCCAGTTGAATAAATTATTTGAGCCATACAGAACTTGTGAGACATGGCTACTCTTGAAATATCCGCGTTGTATGATGGTGTCTATTGTTTTGAACATGTTTGGATCATCTATTTTGAACGGACGAGTGACAGCCAATGCAGTAATAGGTTCTATTGTGTTATCAGGCTGTGAGAAATTAACGAGATCATTATCTGAAGTCATAGCGAGTGCATCAGGATAGGAGTTTAAACCACTCATGATGTTACTATGCATCATTCCCCATTGCTTACTATCCATTGAATATAAGTAGGCATAGGTACATGATGGGTTGTGAATGATGATACGTTGGTGTATATAGTCGTAAATCATCCTACATGTTTTTAGAAATTCGCGGAAAGTTAGAAATTGAAACTCTGTTGAATTAAATCTTGTATTATTAACCAATTTATTCAAATGGGGTAAAGAATTGATAGAGAAAGCCAATTCACTGTCCAAAATATCCGAAATACATTGGCTTGTAGAACCGCTAATAAGCATAATACCACGGTCAGTCGCAAATAGTACAGCATTATCAATCTGGGTTATACTATCGGAATTAATACACACATCACGTGTGATAGGCTGGCGGGCAGAGTAGGAACCGGTAGAAGAAACCTCGAGGGCCCAAATTCCATCAGTAGAGAAACAGTAAAGAGGAAATTGACCAAATTGGCCTTGTGATAAAGCCTTTGCGGCTGAACTGAGTCCAATGATTGTACCTGTTCCAACAGTGCAGACTCCGAGAGCGGGAAATGAAAAAGGATCGTTTACATCAGAAGTATATATTTTATTTAGATATGGGATTCCGATTTCTGTATCAGTAATGAGGCTCATATCGGGGGTACTAGAGAAACTTGTGTTGATACTTCCGTATACTCCGTTAAGTATTTCATGTTTATGTAATTTGCTATATGAATAGGATTTTACTCCATTGTTATCTATACGCTCAATAATAAGCTCTTTTGCATTGATATTGGGATAAAAGAAGTATGAATTAACTATATTCATTGGTATACCGGAAAGAAACTGTACCATAACTTTTCGTTTCTCGGCTTCAATGAAGATGTATGCTTTATAAGAATATGTTTTCTCAACGGCTTTTTTAGTTTCGTTATCATACTCTCCATTAGCATATTGAAAACAAGATTCAAGTGGGAATGTCGGAGGGATAATAGTTACTCCGGTCAGATTTAGACGTGCGTTGTATGGAAATGCATGTTTTGCGACAATTGTTCCCATTAAATTGCTGTCACCATCCATTACTTCTTTTGCCTCAAGTGAATTGAGAGCCCCATTTTCAATAGAAACAATGTTCTCTCCTGATTGTATTTTTTTTACGTCAATGGAAGAGATAAGGTAGAAAGGTAATGAAGAGTCATCATCTACAAGTGATTTACCTGACATTCCAAAAAATAAAGAGTCGGTATTGATTGATTCACGTGCGTTGTGAAGCCGATATATTAATTTCCCGTTAACATTTTCATTTCCGGAATTAGCGCAATACTCTAAAAATGCACCAGAACCGCCCAAAGGTCCCAAAAATCCGTATGGAGATATTGATTTACACATATTATCCTGATCGACTGTATAGAGTGGGGGAGTGATGAATATATCAATACTTCTAACTAATTCTCCCCATTCGGATATGGATTCTTTTACTTCATCAATGTTTGTTATCTCATAATATAATTTTGATGCAACATATGATACGACCATATTGAATTTGGTGTATAGACCATTATTCATTTCATAACCTGTATAATGTATGAGATAAGGTATACCGTATGACGGGTAGATTTTAACTGGAGGTGAAATGTAGTTGAGTGTTCCGTCGTACATACGGTAAGCATATCTTATCATGAACGGATATTGAAATGACCCTGCTGTTTTTGCATCGGCGGTATATTTATTGGTATATGCCAGAACGGTGTCTCTTACAGCTTGGCTAGCTTCTGGTGAGAGAAGATACTGTCCCATAATTCCCCCCATACTAAAACCGGGGAAACTAGCAGATAACATATCAGAGTTTCCCATAGATGCTTTTAGTCGGAAGGAGAGCGATGGAAATACCGGATTACTTCCCATGAGTACGTAGGTTCCGGACTTGTAGAGGGCATAAATTATGCCCTCGGATGTGAGTATGATTAATGTGTTTCCAAGTGATGTTACCTGATAGAGTTCTCCAGAGATAGATACTATATCTTCGGGCTGTTTATCAGTGTCATTAGAGGATAACCATTGTAAGGCGTTGGATTCTGTATCGTAGATTATGTAATGTTTATATACCGATATATTGTGTATGTATATCACCTTTTTTCCTTGTGGGAGAGTGAATAAACATTGAGGCTTTTGAATGCCTTTTAATACTCCATCTTCAGGAATAAGATTCATTGCAACTGACAAGTCACCATCTGCACATTCGTAATCTGATGGATTGGCAGAATATCCATTGTACTTAATCTCTTTTATCATATTACAAAAGGTATTTAGTGATAATTGGTAATAGTTTACCGTATTCGTTTTCCGTTGGTTCTCCTACACATAATTTTGCTTTATCTGTTGTTTTGCATTCTTGGAGAATTGCTGTACAAAGTCTGCTTGATGAAGTTCTGAAATGATTTCCTGCCTTATTTGTTGGGAATACCATTGCTTCATGCCTTCCGTTTGGTGAACGAAGTCTAACGTAAAGGTAAAATTCATCTTGGTCAATCATTATGTCCAAAACATCTCCGCGTGAGAGCTGGAGATGTTTTGCGACGCGAGCACTAATATCTATCCTTCCTGATGCGTAAAAGGTGATATCAGCTTTTCGGGTGTTTCCTAATATACTTTGCATTTGGCTTGTCGAATTTATAATAAGTTTTTCCTTGTGGAGTTTTCTGAACTGATACGGACAATTTTACTCGACAGTTATCGGATAGTCCATATTCATAAAGGATGCGGCCGACTGATGGACAGAGCGTTTCAAATCCTATACATTTATACTTGTCGTTGTATTGAATATCACACATTTGGGTTGCTTGTTCAATAACTGGATTGATTATGAATCCGAATGTATCGTCTCCAGAAATACGGAAAACGAATATACGTGCTGCATCGCTCTTCCTGGCATTATTCTTGATATGCAAGAACAAGCGTTTGGAAAGCGTTATAGAGTTGTCGGCAGGGTCGGCAATCACATAATACAGAAGTGATTGCCACCATAATTTTAACTTACTGATAATCATAGTACGAAAGTATGATGAATGATTAGCTTTTGTAGTTTAACTTTTTACTGACGCATTGAGATGTACTCGACGAGAACGAAAGGTAACTGTTTCGACAAAAGTAAACGATAAGGTTGTTTCGATTTCCAATCGATGCCGGTTAGCGGCTTCTTTTGTTGCAAAAATGTAAGAACAGATTTCTTGTTTGGTTGTACCTTTGGTAGCTACAATATTGGCATAATATTTGCGTCCGAAGAGGAACGCAATGATTTCTTTTAATACTGTTGAATTCATAATCTATTGGTTTTAATCTGTGAATAAATTCTTTTGTTCCGGTTGTTTGGGAGGAGGGATGATGCTATTAATACGTTCAATCTCCCGGTCAATCTCGGCTTCGAGTGCTTTGCAAATTCGTAAATTAGCTTGAGTACGACATTTGAAATATTCTTTTTGTGCTTTGCGCATCTGGACAACTTTGGTAAAGAGTGTTTTTGCATCCATTATTTCTTATATTTGTATTGTTCTTTAAACATCGAATCTGCTTCCTGAAATTGTTTTGTAAAGCGGTTTTCTTTATATTCTCTCTTGAAAGTCACATATGGGACTTTCTTTGTGCTACATCCTCCTGTTAGAGCAAGAATAACACATACTAGTAGTATTTTTTTCATTTCTGTCTTGTTATATTCCACTCACTTTCCATAATTACGTGTTCACACTTATTGCACCTATGCAAATAAGTTGGAAAAGGGGCTGTTGTATAATCTTCAACTGCTATCTCTATACTACCACATTCCGGACACTCAATACTTACTTCTTTGATACCGGGATAGTCCCAGAAAGATAGTTTCCCTTTTACATTTTCGATAGGTTCTTCATAAATAATAGGATTAGCTAACACCCAGTTATAAACTTTTTTTTCGGCCCAGATAGAAGAATGATTCTGTACACAATCCACTATCTCAATGCTACCGATAATGGAGCCTGTACAAAAACTAAAATCTTTCCACTCTTTGTTTTCCGGTAATGCCAATAACTGCTCATTGGTAAGTATTGAATCATAGAAATTATCGTAATTCAAAGGTTTACCGCTTGAATGAATCAGTACCCTCTGTCCTAAGTATTTCTTAGGACACGGCCAAGTTCGGTTCTCGATGTTTTTAATACCGTGGACTATTAAGGATGCCCACGGTTGTTTTATTGTTATTGCTTTCATAATTAGTCTTAGTTTTGATATTGGTTAAAACAGATTCTTACATAACGATAGAATCGTATGTAGCCGAACGAATAAGAGGGGCATTCTGCATTATCGGATATGTCAATTTGTACATTATAACCTTTCCTCCGCAAAAAACGGGCGGCTATCTCGTCAACAGTGTATAGCCTTTCGTGAATGTCCCAACAACTGGATTTCCATACTGTTTTAGGACTACCTTTTTTTAGGGCTTTCTTAAAGGTTTTAATGGCCTGTATGATTTCTTCTTTGTTCATACTTATATTGTTTTGAACCTACTCAAAAATACTTTGAGTAGATCTTGGTTTATAATTTATCCAAATCACTTCTTGTACTTCACCGGATCTAATATTGTTTTTCTTTTTGGGAAACTTTATCATAGTCCAATCTCCATACAATTCTTGCATAAGAGGGCAATCGTAACTACTTATCATTGCCTTTCCTCTAATAGAATGTAACCGTCTGGATAGTTCTCGGTGTTGATCGTTTGAAAATTCAAACTTATAATCCTTCGAGGAAGCTCGGCATTCAAGTGGGTAAGGTGGATCAACATAAAAGAAAGCTCCGGGGAAGTCGATCTTGTCAATACAAGCAGAATAATCTAAATTCAGAATTTGAAAGTTGGATCTGATAACTTCTGCTACCTCATGTAGTTTTTCAATAGCATTGTTCCAGCGAGATACGGTTTCCCCACCTTGGCAATTAACATGCTTCTTTGCCATGTGCCATCCTTTATTTTTTCGTTGTGCTCCAAGACCAAAGAAGGATTGTCTGACACGAACATAAAACCTACGGGCTTGCTCTATTTTATCTGCAGATGGTTCCCATGAATTTTTGTATTCAAGTTCGGAACAGGGGGTTAAGAGTAATAACCTGATAAGTTCTGGTTCATGATCTCTTAAAACTGCAAAGAAGTTTGTTATATCTGCATTTAACTCATTGGCGGTTTTAATCACTTTACCGTTATAATTGAGAGATACTACCATACTTCCAGCGAAGAGATCCACTAAATGAGTAAAGTTATCTGGAAAATATTTATATAAATATTCTAACCAGGTAAACTTACCTCCGAAATAATTGAAAGCTATTAATTTATCTTTGTTTCCACTCATACCTATTTATTTTAGGCTAGACATTCTCTTTTTCTTCACGTAGTTTCTTTTTCTCCATATAAACCTTATACTCCTTGCAGACTGTTGGGCGTGTCTTATTGCAATTGTATGCGTGTCTACGGCTGTAATTTTTGCAATGCGTGCGGGTACACCAGTGGCCGGGGCAAAGTTGCTTACATATAACATCTATCGCATCATACACACGATGATAAGAACGCTCACCTTGCCTTTCAGTGATACTGCTATTCTCTAGCATAAAGTGTACTAGTTCTTCATCATGCGAAATACCTTTTGTTTCTTTCGGGAACTTTATTTCCTTCTTGGTTCGCTTCTTACAATCAAGGTAAGTAAGCCACATGATATGCTGGGGTGTTCCTAGACTTTTCATACTTTAGTTCCTTTCTATTCTTCTTTGAATTAAACTCCATTACTCACACAATCCATGAAACATGCTCATGCAAGCGTAACCACCTTCCGGCTCGAAAGCATCCAGCGTAGCATTCTTATCAGTCACATACCGGAAGACATCTTCAACCGTTGGATATTGTCGGTTTGTACATGCATATCTTGGAATATAGGTTGGTGGAAAGAAAGTAGAGCCACGTTCTGTTTTTTCACGCATGAGTTGTTCCGCTTCCAGCAGTCTTTGTTTCATCGGTTCATCTTGCATTAATTGCAATACTTCACGTTTTCGGCACATGATACAGGGAAAACAACCAACTCTAGAAAATCCTTTGTAATAAAGTGGATTGGGCTTTTGTCCAGCATTTAGAATACAGTCAATAACATTCTGTGAAGTCCAACGAAAAATTGGGCGGATAACGGAAGCATCGTACTTTGAACACCATTCCCGAACCTCTTTACTCCGATAAGTTTCTTTTTTCCCGTTCCTGTTAGGTTGAAAATATGATTTGAAGTACATACATTCATCCTCCATTGCAGCACGTGTGGCACTTTCACCTGCTCTGATTCCTTGAATGATAATACAGCTTTCATTAAGCGAAAGCACATGGTCAATCATAGGTTTCATCTTTAGTTCTGAAGTACAGAATCGAGCATTGGTAGATGGGAAACGTTTCTTATACACTGCTAAAGAGACAAAGTCATACTTTGATTTTAGTGTGGTCAATTTAACACCCATTTGAGAACAAGTATCTGTTATGTGTTGATAGGTATCAGGATGTTCCCAGCCTGTATCACAGAAAACGGCTTCTATTTTATCGGTTCCGTATCGTTTGGCGGCTTGGATTAGGCAGGCTTGTGAATCCTTACCACCGGAAAAACTTACTATTATCTTCATGTTAATTGCTTTATGGTTAATATTTTCCTGTTGTTTTCCAATCATGGAACATCTTCACATAGTCAATTCCATTATTCTCATTTTCACGTAAATGAAAGAATTGTTTCTGACCACATCCTTTACATTCCCAAACTACCATAGTTCCCCATTGCGATTCTGCAAAACCGATAATATCCTCAACAACACAATACTCATTTTGTCTATGGGAAGTTGGATTTGAACAATTACCACCCCAGCCAGAATTAATGCAATCAAACACACCTTTATTCATTTTTCCTTGCAATGGAACTTTGTATTTAGGTGGAATGTTCTTCTTGTTAATCTCACTCATATTTATTCTAGTTTTACTCTATTTGACTTCTACTTTAAACGGAAGAGGATAACCGCCAATCAAACGATTGTAGACATCTTCCCAGCAGTACGGCATATTGGCATTATTTGCCAATTCCTTTGCTATCTCTTGTAACCTTTCTTTGCTCATTACTATTCTAAGTTTTACTCTAATTGTTCTACTTCTTCTATTGCTTTAAAAATCTCAAGAATCACCTGTGGAACTATGGCGTTTCCATATCCTTTAATTGATTCCTGTCTCCATTTTGTGAAAGGAATGGTAAGGTTGTCCACATTAAAGGGAACCCCATCATTTCCTCGACAAACAGGGGATTGAGTTGGGAAGTTCTGCCACCAGTCTGTAAGCAATGTTCCCCTAGCATTACTGGAAGATTGCAGAGGCTGTCCGTTCTCATCTTTCCATCCTTCCGTTTCAGTGTTTGAGGGGAGACGGAGGGCTGATAATCTCGGCGTATCGGAGTAGGTAACATCCCATTCACTGCCATTGCGGTCAAAGCTGTTCCCATCTGACTGTTTGGATTGTATTTTTTGCTGTATTTGTCCGCTTCCCGAGCATTGGGAGTCGGAAGCAACCGAACCATTCTCGCAAGTCCTACGCTTCCGTTCTGTCCGTTCTGATTGATTTTCCTCGGAGTACCGTTTCTGGTCGTAACAAATCGGTCGTTCTTTCCAATTATCACTCCGGTTGTTGCATCGCTCGCCATCGGAGTGGGAAGAAGCCCGAACGCAGCCCCTGACGAAAGGTTGTTGAGTTTTGTACCCGTTCTGTCTTTCGTTCTCGCAGCAGCTTTCATGGGGTGTTCCACCACTTCCACGGCACGCGGTGTCGGTAATAAGTCGTGCAACAAACCACACCCTGTCTCTTCTGTGGGGCGCTCCAACGGCACAAGCCGGAATAAGCAACGGTTGGACGGAATATCTTTCTCGTTCAAGGTCTTTACAGATGGTTTCGACGACATACTCTTGTCGTAGCAATATTCTTTTTCGGTTATCTTCTCCGAAAAGAGAGGTTTGGCTTCCCACTTCAGTCTCCTTGCCGGGCTGAACCATTGTGAGGATTCCAGCAACGTTTTCACCAATAACCCAAGCGGGTCGGATTTCTCGTATAGCACGGAGCATGTGCGGCCAGAGGTAACGGTTATCATCCGCTCCCTTTCTCTGACCTGCGAGGGAGAAAGGCTGGCAAGGAAATCCGCCTGTGAGGATGTCAATTCTTCCTCTCCATTGACTAAAGTCTGTTTTTGTAATATCTTCATAATGTTCAGAATTGGGGAACCAATATTTTAGTATATCATTGCAAAAAGGGTTTATCTCACAGTGAAAGGCATTTTTCCAGCCCATCCATGAAGCTGCAACGCTAGGGGCATCAAAGCCGCTGAATAAACTGCCATGAACTAATTTCATTTTAGATTTTGTTTATTAATACTCATTTGACATTCTCTCAACTTTTTGAGCAGGAATCTGCCGGGCTGGTTGATGCCGCCTTTTTTAATTTCGGCAATCAGCTTTTTACATTCTTCGAACAGTGTCGGGTCTTGGATATATAGGCGAACTGAATCTGCATCGGATTTTGTCAGGTTCATTAGCAGAAAAACATACACAAAGTAGTTTTCATGAGACATCACCCTTATTTGTCCTTCACGCTCCATTCTCTGTAGATTTTGGATGATTATATAGAAGTCACACATTGAGGGGTTGTCTAGCCATTGTTTGATGAGTCCCGTGCCGATAGATGATTCTTTACCGTTTTCGGCAAGGCGCATAGCTTCCCATACGTCATTTTCTGTTATACCCGGTTTACCACGCAATTCTGCCTTAATATCAAAATATTTTTCAGAAAAAGGAGACGAAGTTATTCTTCCTCCTCTGTCCGACGAAACGACCCCGTTAGGGGGAGTTTGAGGAGGTATTTTCTTTTCTTTTATTTCCTTTTCTTTTATTTGTGTACTTTCTGCGGAGTTTTTGGGCTTTTCTTCGGAAGAAATGCGTTTATCTTCGGAAGAAATAAGGTTAAACTCTGAAAATTCACACTTTCTTCTGCAATCATCACATATTCGTTTATAGCGTTCTTGTATTCCGATTGAAGTGAGAACTTTTTCCTTATCAAAGAGTTCTTTAGAAAACAACCCTAGTGCCAGGCAACATTTGACGACCTCCTGTATATACGCTTCTTCAAAACCGGTTTGTTCCGATAATATGAAGGGCAACTCTTCGTCCCACAACATGTAATACCCATTCTTATAGATAAGACAAAGCAGGAGAGCATATACAGTGACAGCCTTGCCACGCTGGTACTTGATCAGTTTCCTTATTTTTATGTCCTGAAAAAAGTCAACATCAAAAGGAAAATAGTCGAGCCCTTTTTTTACATTTCGTCCCATAATTCTGCATTTTTTAGAAACTCATCCACCTCACGAATGAAATCATCTAGCGAATGGCATACAACATATTTGTATTCTCTGTTTTCACAGATCATCTTTTGCCATTGTTTTTGCGATGGGGATTGATAGCCACCTTTCTTTTTCATTTCAATGAGTAGCGCACCGTAATCACGATTGCTTTTCAATAGGATTAGGTCGGATACACCGGCTATTACACCCTCGGCTTTAAGTTTTGATGCTGTTACAGCATCACGTCTACCACCATTTGGTACGGCGAATAGTCGACCTTTCAACTTCGGGTACTTCAAATTGAAGTACTTTACACAAGCGCATTGTATGCGGTGCTCTTCATCGTTATGTTTTTGCTTCTTTTTTTGTTTTCTTTCCTTTGAGAGCATCTCTTCCAACGTCATGGCTGTTTTCATTTTTAGGTGTAACAATAGTGTCCTTTCCTGTTTTGTCGACTACGACTTTCTTTCCTCCAACTGTTATTGTTGTCTTACAACCTTCAGGAAGTGATTGAATGAAATTGCGTACAATAGGAGAGTTGGCATTTTCGCTGATGGTATCTGTAATGGATTCTTCGTTAGAATACGGGTAAACATCCATGATAGCGGTTTCGGAAACAGATGCAATTTGATAATCTGCCATTGTTCCCTTCATGCCTTCGTCCAGTTTCTTCACTGCGTCACGTAAGTCGGCAGCCTGTACCAATACTTGTGTGGAAGTCTTTTTTTCCGCACCGCTTTTATCATCCAGTGTGATAAAAAATAGTTTGCATTTGAACCAGCGGTCGGCACTCGCTTCGTCGCTAGGGAAGAGTTCACTATAGTTGGCACGTTTAATGTCTGATATAGTAAATTCTCTAGAGATAAATGGGGTCATTTCTTCGATGATCCGTGCTTCGGCCTCTGTAAAGCTAAGTGCATCGACAAGATAAGGTTCTGTAACTTTCTTGTTCATTCCATTTTCCATTACTCTTTCGTAACGGATTTTACATTCAAACCATGTGTGCATCATAAATTCATTCGAGCTTTAAGTTGTTTACTAATGATGAGCTTGGCAGAGCGTTGAGCTGGAATAACAACTGTTGTTCCCTTGCTAATATTCCGTGCTTTCTTTCTTTTGGAGGTGTGTGCCTTAATTGTGGCAAAACCACGGATATAAACACTCTCACCTCTACAAAGAGAATTTTCAATAGCATCAAAAACGCAATCTACGGCTTGAATAGCTTGTGAACGACTAATAGTCGTATTGTTGATGACGTGTTCAACGATTTCAATTTTCTTCATTGTTGTATTTTTATTAAAATGGTAAATCACTTCCGTTAGGTCTACAATCCTCAATTTTGTACTGAGTATCTTCAATTGATTTTATTGTACATAAAACGTATGCTTTCTTCTTAAGAAGAGTAGCAAGTCTTTTCGCTTCATTTTCGGCGCTTTCCAAATTCTCATGTTTGTAGGTAGGAGTGGCGCATCCTTCTACAAATACCATATAAAATTCATCCATAGCTCTATTTAGTTATTTATAAATAGCCCGCATTTCCCGTTAATTTGGTTTTCCTCTGCTACTGTTTCGACCTTGTAACTCGTACTGCCAACGCAAGCAAGACTAACGAGGATAGATGGTATCTTAATGTTTGTCGATGTTGGCCATCTGTTCCATTCCAAACTTACTGATTACTACAAGGTGTTTACGGGCTATTTTATTTTACTTCTATTCTAATTGTTTTAAATAATATTTGCACTTGAATCCTTTTCGTGGTGAAAAGTCGGCAAAATCACAAGATTTAAATATTTGATGTTTGTTAGCCCACTGTGCAATATCCTTTTCGTATAATGATGGTTTGCGATCATTATTAAAGTCTCGGTATGGTTGTACAAAAGGTGAGATTCCCAACTCCTTAAGTCGGTTTAACCGATATATATCTTGTTCAATTGTTGAGTTAAAGCCGACTAGAACATAGCAAGACAAATTACGAGGTTTGATATATTTAGTCACTTCTTTTAGCTTTTCAGTAAGGTCAATATCCGGTAAATCCCAAGCAATGTGGATTCTTCTTTTCAATTTCAACTTACTCAAGTAAAATGCTTGCTCCTCATTCATGATCCTGACATCAACACCATGGAAATTAACCATTTGTCCAGCTTTTATAAGATAGTCAATAGCTTCTTTCCATCTCGGGTTTGCAAAGAAGTTGTTGTCTAATACTTCTATCCATTCTCCCTTGGGATTCAGGTCTACAGGGTGGACGGACCGGATGTAGCCCTCTTTTTCTCGAACCAGACAAAATGGGCATTTCCGGATACAGCCTCTTGAAAAGAACTGAATAGAAAAATGATATTGTGGATAAATGGAATAATCCATGAGTGTGCTACAAGATATTTCAAATGGAAGCTTCTTATGAATATCATAACCGGTTCCTCCTTTTTCGATAATATCAGCTTGTAATGTCATATAATTAAAGTCTGGAGTGAAAGTAAACACTTTGCTCGCTAGAACTTTATCATATCTGTTGAAAGGAGTAGCCCATTCTACTTGATCGCCTTTTGCCTTATGATATGCAGAGGCACGCATAAGAGCGAAGTTTGGAAAGTTATGACCGTCAACGTCTATTAATCCAATGTTCATTACCTATTGTTTTAAATTATTATTCACCCAGCATCGTATTATACATCGCACGCTTCAAATCCGGGCGCCAGGCAAGACAAGACTCTTGCGGATCGCAGAAGGTGTCAATCAGACATTCGGCGGCGGTAACAACGCGCTGCCAGTTGCTGCATCCGCATAATCTCATTCTGCGTTTAATAAACTCGTATAAGACAAGACGGTTGTCCACTTCATCCTCATCACAGTATTCTTCCTCGGCTATTTCTTTACGGATGGCAAGAAGTTCCAGTTTATCCTCGTTGTCATCATCCCACTCTGTCCAGCTTTCCTCATTACTCCACCTATTATTGAAGAGTTCCTCCATCGGAGAAAGCAGATTGTATACTTTCTCAAAGTCATTCTTGGATGCTTTTGCTATTGTTATTTGATGTGTTGCCATATTATTTTTATTCTTGATTTGAATGGTAGATAGAAGTAAGACGATAGCTGCAATGGCAAAAGTCATTCCTAAGATGGCATACGTATATGACTTAGATGATTTGGATTCTAAGGCAAAATGAAAGTTCAAAGCAAAAAGGATGACATTTAAAACCACAAATATTATATCGAAATAGATTCTCATATTACTTTATTTACTGGTTACTACTAATTTTTTATTCAGTTTTTTTATTAGTTGTCTTATTACCCATGCGCGACATACATTACGTTGTCCGGGGTGATTGTCATACATTATTGCAGCGTCATCAAGATATTTGATAATTTTCTGCATGTCTGTTTTGCATACTTCCATTATCCCGATGCTGTTAAGAATGATTTGACCAATTCATTGAAATACATTTCATCGGTCGGAATATCATCGTCAGAGTTCATAATCTCGGAAGCGATGGATTTCTTACGGTGAATAAGGGAATATATCGTATGGTCGATTGTACCACGACCAAGCAGATAATAACAGGTTACATTGTCCTTTTGTCCTATACGGTGCGCACGGTCTTCACATTGACAGCAATCTGCATATGTCCATGCAAGTTCAATGAAAGCAACATTTGAAGAAGCTGTGAGTGTGAGGCCAACGCCGGCTGCTTTAATGGAACAGATGATGAGTTGCACATTGGGGTTGTTCTGGAAAGCATCCACGGAAGCCTGTTTGTTTATTGCGCTATCACGCCCTGTAACTGTGACGGCTTTCGGAAATACCTTTTGCAGTTCATCTACAATCTCATGAAGCGAGCAGAACACAATCAGTTTTTTGCCACTGTCAAGGAATGTCTTGATAAAGTCAACAGCTTGTGCAATTTTCCCTTTGGTGGCTAAGGAACGAAGTGTCATGAACTTCACAAGTGCTTCCATACGCATCTTGCGGCGTATTTCCCAATCTGTACATTCTGTATATTCTTGTAGGTATGTAGCGAGATCGGAAGCTGCAAGATTGTATTCGGCACTGTTGGATATATCGACATACAGGTCTACTCGTGTTTTGTCAGGTAGCTGGGGAAGTACCTTTGCTTTTTCACGGCGTATCATGCAAGTATCATAGAGTTGCCGAGATAGTTCGGAAAGTGGTACAGCCGGTTCCGCATCCTTGTCTTTCGGGTCAGTGCAATAGTCAGCTATGAATTTTCCGCGACCGCCAAAGTCGTTTAATCTGTTCATGATAGAAAGTTGCGCTATCAAATCCTCCGGACGGTTGACAACGGGGGTACCTGACAGGAGTATTATCCATTCCTTGCCAACAGACAAACCTTTGGTAAAGATTGTTTGCTGTGCAGACGGGTCTTTCACACGATGGCTTTCGTCGATGATGATTGATTTGAACATCTGTATTTGAGGACAGAATACAACATCTTTGAGACGGAACTGCTTACTTTCCGCTTTGATGTCCCAAACAAAATATTTGCGCAAACTTTCGTAATTTACCACTGCTACCTGATGCACTCCCATAGATAACAAGTAATTCCATGTTGTACGTACAGCATTGTCAAGAACGACCGCAGATTTATCCGTGAATTTCTCGAACTCGCGTTGCCAGTTGATTTTGAGCGAGGACGGGCAGATAACAAGACAAGGATATGCATTGGCTGTATCAACAATGCCGATACTTTGCAATGTCTTTCCTAATCCCGGTTCGTCACCGATAATAAGACGGCGGTGTTCCAGTCCATAAACTATACCTTCACGTTGATAGTCGTATGGTTCAACGCGCAGATGATGTTTGAGTCCGTTCATTGTTGTATTTCCAACCATTAAGTTCATAAACACGTTTCTTTGCTTTCTCACGATCGTAGAAGATTGGCTCACTAAGTACCGGAGAGGCTGACTGAAAGCTATCTGTTACCTCTGTATAGCGGTATATGCGGAATCCTCGTCCGTGTGGAGTGTAATGATATTGTCCTACCTGTGGTTTCATTTGAATTCTTCTATTTCTGTGATTAAATCATCTTTGTCAAGACCTTTGATGTACTTGTTGAGAACAAGGTCAATACATTGGTTATAGAATTTCTCAAATTCGTGTTGTTCCATGGCGGCAAACGATATACTGAGATACTCTATTTCATGTTCACCATATTCATTGAGAGTATTAGTGAAGTAGCCAAGGTCACGTTTGAATCGGCGAAGCATATCTTGTTCATTATGTATGTGCCACTTCTCGACTAATGGCAGGGGCAAATTGTCGAAAGTAAGGCGTACCAAAGCGAAAAACTTTTTGTGGTGCTCATAATTGCGTGGATTGCTTACCTTACACTTGACTACATTACCAATCTTCAAGTGTTTCTTTAGTTCGAGGTCTGTATTATACAGAGGAACTAATCCATATTGAGTTACTTTGCAATATATGTCCATTGTTAATTGTCTTGTGGAGTTAAACACCAGTATTGGAAAGCCAATTCTTCATATTTCTCGCGTCCACGGTTGTAGACTTTATCATCCCGATTGATGAACTTCTTGAATACTTTGCAGTTCTTTTTGCTGATAGCATAAATGAAATCACGGTTGGAACCTGCAATGTCCATATACCAAGCACGACTCCTGTCCCAATCGAAGAAGTCAATCGCTTCTTCAAACTGTTGCTGTGTTGAGGCAAATGTGGTTTTAAGATCACCGCCAAAGAGGCCGAGCCACCAATCCCACTTACATCGTGTATCAAGCGAAAAGGGGAAACCACAATAAGTAAATTGTTGTTGTGTGTTTACCATGAAACGCTGTGTTTCGGCATAACCAAGCACTTTAAAAAGGAACTCATCGCGGCGTGCTTCCATGCGAAGTGCTTTCTGCATTTCTTGTGCATGTTGGAACTCATCTTCGGTATATTGTTCATCATCTACTGTCAGGCGGTAGTAGTCTACTCGTGCTGGTTCGGTAATAATTGCATCTACCAATGAGCCAAAACGAAATGCAGCTTCTTTATCACCAAATTGCATTCGAGGATGAAGAATATTTTTCAGTTCGGTGAGGTCAGAGTTACTGACCTCACTACGACTATAATATGTATCGGGGTTGTGACTCATGGCTACTTTGCTTTCACATCGTCAATATATTGTACACTCTCATTTTCAATATAGACACTATCCTTGTTAGCCAGTTTTTCACAGAACGTAATTTGTTTCTTGAATAACTTACTCAACTCTTCAACCGAAAGCGTGCACCCTTCTTTACTCCACCACATTGAGAGTATTGGCATGATACCTTCAGGATTAAGTAACTCTATCTTTTGAGTGACTTTTACTTTGGGCTGATAATTCTGCATAGAAGCCTGTTCAGAAAATAATCCGTTCATTTCAGCTTGCTGGCGTGCCATTTCCGCCTTTTGCTTTTCTTCCTCTTCTTTGCGTTTACGTTCTGCCTCTCGCGCTTCGGCTTCCTTGCGTTGGCGTTCTTCTATTTCAGCTTTGACACGTGCAGCTTCGGCCGCATCAGCTTGTGCCATGCGTTCGAGGTTTGCTTTCTTTGAGGGCAGACGGTCAAGAATGAAATCCTTGTTGTCTTGGATTTCTGCAGTGTATTGGTCGCTAAATTGCTTACCAAGGCGTTCCTTTATGTCAGTTTCAAATTGTCGAAGCTCGTCTACCGAAACATTGCCAGGTATGCGGATGAGAGTATGGAGATTATGTAACCAGTCAGCAGGAAGAGAAGCCGAAAAGTTTTTTATTTCGCTGTACACTGTGTTATAGTTCTCGAGCGTAACACTGTTATCCTTTGTAGTGAGCCAATTGATGGATTGATTGAGATATGTTTGGAATTGTGCCTTAAAATCCCTTTCAATGTCTTGTCTCAATTTTACACGGGCTTGTTCCGCTTGTTGACGTTTGTACTCTTCCTGACGGCGTTTTTCTTCTTCGGCACGTTTCTTTGCTGCATATTGGTTACGGTATTGTTGGAGTTTATAGGGGATAGTATCAACTTTGGTGGGGTCAATAGCATTCTCTATTACCGTAAACTCTCGACGGATGTCATCAAAAAGTTTTGTGACAGGCGAACGTTTCTCGTTCATCTTCTTGACTGTTTTACGTGCTTTTTCGATGAAAAGAGCTGCCTCTTTATCAAGTTCGTCAGTCATTCCATCATTAGTTGTAATGGCATTGAGTATGGATTGCCCGGCACTGATACATCTTTCACATGACAGTTTATTGTCATTATATGATTGTGGAGCAGCAGACACTATGGTCTGTATATTTTCCTGTTTGATGATTGCTAATTCTGTAAGCATATGTACAATGTATTAAGGTTAGAAAGTATCATCGTTATCTCCTTGACTTGCTGGGTCAATAGTTACCCCTGCCGACATATCAGGTTGAGGCGCGAAATGTTGCTCTTCTTGCTTTTCTTGTGGTTCGGGTTGTGTGGTATCGATTCCACTGTAAGGATCGAAACCTCCTTGCGGGGTATCAATGATGTCGGATTCCATGACGGAACCTTTACCGATATTGATTTTAGGATAAGTCTTGAAAGCGTGTTTGATGCATTTGGCAATGAGGAAGCCGGTATCAATCTGCCCATTGATATTGTAGAGTGCATTGCTTTTCACTACAGTTTCTCCGGTGCGGCGGTCTTTATAGGAATTTTGTTTCTCTGAATAACCTTGTAACCGTTTCCAGTCGGTTTCTGTCATAACAGAATAGTCAATTGACCCATCTGCACGTGTGATTTTGACAAAGCAAGCAACAATACGGTCGCTTTTGCGAGGAAATGCAGACATATAATTGACAATCTTCACTCCGTTCTTCTCTCCATATTCAAAACTATCTCCGTCATAGACAATAACTGGATTGTCGGCATGGCGTATCTGTCCAACTTTTGCACGCAGTGCCAGCTCTCCATATCCGGAGATAGCGAGACTGCATACTTTTTCCCAAACTTCTTTGCCGTTTGAATCAACTCCCACTTTGCAGTTACGGGTAAGAAGATAACACAGTGCTTGCGCACCAGGAGCCAATGTGATACCTTTGACAGCAAGGTCGATAAACGCATAGAAGATAGATGTTCCGGAGCATAAGCGCAACTCATCTTTGTCGCGTAACTGCTGGTTGAAGTAAATAGCTTCACGTTCATAGACGTTTTCTCCGCCTTCTTTCCAAATGGAATTATACACGCTGATAAACTGGCTACGTACACGTTCGTTACGTATTACTTCGGTTGCTTTCATTTCTTGCAACTCTTTAGCCAATGAAATAGCATTGCTCATAATTAAAAATTTAAAAGGTTTATAATACAGTTTGCTTTTGTGATCCGAAGCAGATTTGAACTACTACTTTCTATTGATGTGCTTCCTACACTATCGGATCTGGTTGTCATTTGAAATAGTCTTGTTGTTTTTGTTGAAGGACGCGTAACTCTACTGTGCGATATTCAACTTTGCCCGGGCGCTTACAGGGATTTATCTTACCCTGCTTGCGCCATCTATCCACATTGCCGCGACCGAACATTGCGTATGCTTGTCGCTGGCTAACCATTTCGGGATCGTTGCGTGTGTCAGCAAGCATTCGAACCACTGATGTAGCAACATCGTGGATGAATGTGTCATAAGTGACAGATTTATCTGTGAAATCAAGTGTGAACATAGAGTGTTACTTTCTTTGATTATTGTGACAATGCATCGTAATATTGTTTATTGGCCATATATTCATCGGCTATTTGGCGGTCGGTGCATCCATTACCGAGTTTCAGATATATAGCCTCGTATGCCTCTTGTGGCATAGCATAAACTATTTGTTCTGTACGATCAGTGGTACCTGCTATACCAAGTAAGCAGAGGAACATGATGAAGCCTGCTACAAAAACGACGATTTGTTTAGTGACTCTGTTGAAATTCATAATTTAATTTTTTACGTACACATTGTATTTATCTAGTGATTTCTTTCACGATTGAAAAGCAATGCATTGGTTGCATTTATGTCGATGAAGTTTGTCCAACCGGCTTTATGTAGTGCAATTGCCGCTTCTCTGATTGTTATTGAACCATTCTCAACTTTATCTCTTAGTGATTCTAGTATACTTCTCATTACTTCTTTGCTATTTATGGATTATTTTAATCGGGTTACTGTTATTGTACGTTTTTCGCGATCTGTCTCTGTTTGATACTTGCGGTCGAGAATTAACCCGAGGTCAGACGCCTGGGCACGCACACTCTTGGTTTTCGCTATGGGGAAAGTAATCTCTCCGCCTACTTTCAAATCCGTTAAAGCTGGACGTACTTTTACTTGATTTTCTGCCATTTTCTTTGAGGTTTATGGTTTATTGTTTAACTTTATGCTGCAAAGATAATCAATCTACTTGATTATAAGAGTAAATATACTGATTTAACAAGTAAATTAACTATTATTAAAACATGGAGACCATAAACGACAGGCTGCAATGGATTGTCAATGAAAAATTTGATGGCAATAAAGCTGCTTTTGCAAAAGCCATTGGAATCGTGCCAACAAGTATATCTAATTATTTAGGAAAGCAAAGAGCGTCTAAACCTTCCGTTGATATGATTGCTAAAATCGTCAATGTACTTAATGTGGACGCTCGTTGGCTTCTCACAGGGGAAGAGACAGCAAAAGTTGAGCAAGTTTTAACTCATGGTGATTTCTCACCGGCTTCAATCCATGGGGATGTGGTGAATGGCAACATGGATATTGCTGTTTTGCAAGAAAAAGTGAAACATTTAGAGGAACTTCTTGCAGAAAAGGAAAGGTTGATAAGTGTTTTAATGGAACGGAAATGAGAAAGGGTTTAAGCTGTATAGGTCTTTGGTTGTGTCTGCTTTTAATTGTAGGGTGTTCGAACCCAGATAGCCAACCTGAGAATGTTGAAGTATATTTGGAAGCTAATACCGACCGTGTTTTATTAAAGGAAGAAGGTGGTACAGCTTACATAAATATTGCTTCCAATACGAAGTGGACGATACTTGTTGAAAATGACGAAATACCAATTATTGATTTGGATGTTACTCCACTTGCAGGTGATGGAGATGGTACCATTAAAATAACTTATGGTCGTGAGATAAACAAAGTACAGTGTGAACACGCTACTCTTATTTTTTATTATTATTCTGAAGGAAAAAGAGTAAGTAAGGAAGTAATTTTGACTAGGCAAGAAAATGATGGTAATAAAGATGAAGAGGGTTGGAAAACTTTTATAACTTTTGCAAAAGCTATAAATTCTTTTCCTGCTACATTTAAAACTGCGGATGGGTATAAATTAATACCCACAGCTATTTCGACTTTCTCTACACCTGGGGATATGTATTATATTGCTGGTCAATATAAAGATTCTATGTTTGATATAGAAAAGAAAGAAATACATGTAGAGCTTTTGAGTGATCCTGTTTGTATAAGTGAATTGCCGATTGGATTTGAGAGTGTTGATACGTACCCTTCAAATGCTCCTTTTTATTCATCTAATTATAATGAAGTTAAACCTGTATTTTTTGATGAACATACTATAATTATTCCTATGTTTTTCTGGGTATATGTTGCTAGTACGACTGATGCGATACAAGAAGAATTAAAACGGCATTCTTTTATGTTGGTGTATGATTCTAATGGAAATTCTGATAGTAATTTGGTGTTGTGTTTATTACATAATGTTTCGGATGATGAATATAGGATAAGAACATCATATACTGTACAATATTGTGCGTTTGATATAGCGCCTGCAATTAGCCGATTTGAATTGGAGAAAGGGAATAAGCCTAGTAGAATGACAATAGAGTATAAAATAAATTCATCAAGTGATCATTTAGAGACTGCTAGGATTGAAAAATATATTTTAGATTATAAATTTCAATAG